CTGCTTGAATAGCCAAGATAACTTCTCCATTCTACTACAAAGTCTTTCTGCACGATTAGGTACTTGCCTTGCCCATTTCGAGTCCATCATTTGCACAGATGCTTCCATCCAGTCTTCAGAATCTACAGCTGCCTTTAGGTTTAAAAAACGACTTAAACGAGGGCGACCAAGGTTAAACATCATATTTGCAAGTATTAGTTGAGCTTCTTCGGGTATGTCTTTGAAATTACTATATAATATATTGCAGTCTTCTATGGTTATGGCAATATCGGCTTCAAAACACTCATCGACTCTTTCTTTAGATACTTCTGTTCCAATTTCTTGCCCATGTTCTAGATCAGAATCAGTAACCAAATGCCCAATCCCAAAAGTCGCATACCCCAAATGGTCATTGTAAATTTCATATCTGCAACCTTCATCTTCTGCTAGTTCTTTTTGTAATTTATCTAAATCCATTATCTGCCCTGCCTTTTTCTTAGACACGCTACATGTCTGTAGTAAAAATAATTACCTATCTTATTAAAAAATTTAGACAAACTCAACCAAAACCACATCATTTTTTATTAGCCTTTCTAATAGCTTCTTTACCTCTTTTAAATATATTAGCTACTTTTGATTTACCCATTACTTTTGCTCTTTGTTCGCCGACTGTAAGTATTTGTATCTTTCTCGCAAAAGGTTTACTGACTCTTTTAACTTTTGCAACCGTAGCTCTTGCGTCTGCTTCTGTGGCGAACTTGATACCGACTGTATCTTTTGGATTCTCATCTGTGTATAGTCGCCTCCCAGAACCCTTTGGTTTTTTACCTGTTCCGACTTTAGGATCTTTTCTTTTTGCCATTTTTTAATACACTCTTTAACATTTTAGCTTGTGCTGCATGTGTCTTACTAGCTTTTTGTAATCCTTTTACAACTTTCTTAATTTTTCTTTTCACTGTATATATCCTTATTTCTTTTTTCTTACTGTCTGCTTTGCTCGTTTAAAGTTTTTTTTACTAGGCGCTCCTTTTGCACCTGCTTTACGCATTTTCTCACCGCTACCAGCAGCTATTCTTCTTCTCTTAGCTTGTATATTTCTGTATAAACTCATTTTGTTAACCCTTTTTGCTTTTCATATGTCCTCAAGCCGCCAATTCCGAGCATTCCGCCAAGAACCGTTAAGAGTGTACCCATATCAAATTCTGGCAATTCTGGTAATGTTGCACCTGCAAATGACGCACCAAATATAATTAGATCTTTAAGTATAAAATGATAGGCAAACGCAATCGCACACACCCACCCAACTGCTGGTCTCCAGCCGCCTTTAAATGTAGAACCACTGGCGGCTTCAGCTTTATTAATTTCTAATTGCCCTTTTGCAAGTTCTTGAGCATGATTCTCTGCCATAGTTGCCACTTCATGTGCCAACTTGTTCTTCATGTCTTTATCTTCTATAAACTTACCAAGTAAATTACTTACTGGTCCTATCAGAGCTGTTAACATTGCTTTCTCCTTTGTGTTCGTGACCCATCCATATACCAAAGATACCAGTCATTACACCCATAACAACAGATACAAAGGCTGATTGTTGCATTGTAGGTTCAGGTAAATCCATAAACCATTCAGCACAACGCCAAGACATTATGGTACTAGCAAGCATCATAAATCTTGGTAAAATTTTCCATCTTAAAAATGTTTCAAAATTCATTGTATTAAAATCTCATTTAAGCCAAAGCCTTCTAATAAAACTAAAGTAAAAAATAATAACAGAATACCTCCTGCTATTAATTTACCACTGAAGTTTGTCGAACCTATCTTAATTGCAACAAACTCATTACCTAGTATTCTCAATGATAACTCAAAAGAATTATTGCTTAAATCTAAGTTAATTAGTTTCTTTTTTTCATCGGTCATTTAGCTATACTCCTCAAACTTTCCATGACTTTATCAATATCTGGTTCTTCACCATTAGGGTTGTAAATACATTTATATTGTTTAGGGCAGTTTCTTTCTATCATCATTTCAAATGTTTTATTGCCACCTTGATATATACACGCTTGTTCTCCAGTAATTTGTGACTTAACTATTTTCTTTAATCTACAAGTTGTGTATTTTTTTTCTTGTACTTTACCTTGCCATATTTTTTGTTGTCTTGTGTAATCTTTACTTTTGTATTCGTAAGCAAAGGCTTTAAGTCCTAAGACTAATGTAAACATTAGCACTCCTATAGCTATAAGAGAATAACCAACCCATTTTATAATCTCCATAATTTCTTCTTTTTGCTGTCTAGCCTTAACCCTTTGCTGACGTTGTGCTTCTTTAACTTTATTAATTCTTTCTGATCTCTCAGCAATTATTTGATCCCAAGTTGTGGGTCCAAACCTCATGTTGATTATAAACTTTAATTCTTCTCTCTTTTCTTCTAAAAGTTTTCTGTTAATAAAATCATCTGCTGATTTTTCTACTGAACAAAACTGTTCAGCAATGGACATGCCTTTTCCCTGACCTTTATTCATCTGTTCTTCGCCAAGAAAGAACCCATCAATTTGTTTGGCTATGCCTGATATATCTTGAACTGTATTAATGTTGCTTTTAATAAACTCAACGCTTTTCTGAACAAGCGCAATACCCGTTAAAATTTCTGCAACAACCATTTAAAAAACACCTTCAAATCTTTGAGGTCTAGCTATCTTTGAGAACTTTGTTATTATTCTTGCTTTGTTTTTTGGCTTTACTTTTTTTCTTTGGTTTATTTTCTTTTGTACTTTGTTCCGCTTTTGGTACGACATCTGCTATAACCTCTAATACTTCCAAAGGGTTTTGTTTTACTACTGCTTTCATAACAACTTCTGGTGAAGTTACTATGCCTTGTTCGGCAAGTCTTGTTTGTCTTTTCTTTTCTTTTTCTTGTGCAATCATTCCTGCACGAACTGAACTAACCATTAGTTTTTCCTTCCCATAGCATTCATCGCTGCTATATCTCGTTGAGTTTGTATTCTATCTTGAGCAATTTCTTCTTGTTGCTGAAGACGTTGAGTGTCGATCATTGTGTCGTTTGACTCTTTTTGCATCTCCATTTCTGATTTTTTCTGAAATTGTTCGGCTTTCTGTTGTATTTCAGAACCACGAAGAGCCAGTTCTTGTTTTCTTAAACTAACAAGAGGGTCTTCTTGTGGCGGTGGAGTTAATGATTGTGCATATTGTTCACTTACTTCAGCAGATATTTCTGCAGCTCTTGATGCCACTTGATCTGCAATTTGCTTTTGCATATTAGGATCTTGTTGCATCATCATTTGTTGCTCTGGTGGTATAGATGCCATAACTTCCTGCTGTGCAGTTATTTCTGACATCATAGCTATATGCTCTGATATATGACCTTGAAGTGTCATAAGTATAGATGCGTTAGATTGTGCAACTGGTGTTGATAACATAGCTAAATGAGTTGTTATATGTGCCTGATGATTCTGTTCTGGAAACGCAGTCAACACAGCCAATCTTAATGCCTCTTGATTTTCTTTTGCTGGGTTCATGGGCATAGGTTGAGGGGGAGGCTGCAACACTTGGTCTATGTTCGTAACGCCTAATGCTTCATACATTTTACGATAGGCTTGATACATGCCATTCTGCCCATGAATTTCTGGATTACTTTGAGCCAACTGTAACTGTGTTTGAGCCAAAGCAATACGTTGTGACATAGAAAATATATTAGGATCGGAAACAGGCAATATGTCTATTCTGTCATCAAAATCCATTTGTTTAATTTCTGGTGGTGCGCCTGGTACTTGGTAAGGGTACATTGGAACGCCCATAGAAAACACACGAGCCAGTAATTTAAACTCAATCTTTTGTGAGTAATGAAGACGCTTGTGAATGGCAGACATGACCTTAGTGCCACGCTCCATAATAGCCATAGTTGTGCCAACAGGAGCGTTGCCATTCATTTCGCCAACTTTCATGTCAGCCATAGATGCAAAACGTCTGCCAGAATCTATTAATGTTCCCATAAGAGAATATAATGTCTGTGATGGTTCTTTAAATGGTAGTGGCATAATAGCTTGCCTTAGATCACCACCGACCATATCTACATCTCTAAACTCACCAGGATTAAGAGGTGTCTCGTCATCTCTTATTCTAGCTCCTCTAGCCTTGAAACCTGCTGGTAGGTTAGATAGTGTGCCAGCGTCTATTAACTGCCTTAGAATGGACGTAGAAGCTCTGGAAAGACCACCTATAGTATGTGTGAGACCAAAACCATAAAACCCAAGACCAGGTAAGAACTTATAATGAACAAAATAAGGCACTTTCCTACGGAGTGGATCACTTTCGTTGAAATTCCTCTTGATTGATAAGACATCCCCAGTGTCCTCCATAATTGTGACAATATAGGGCATTTTCAATCCTGTTGGTTCACCGTCAGCTCCAATATCTTCAAAGCCTTCAATATCTAAATCTGTATGAACCTCATAAATCATCATCTCTTCATTTTGTGAAGAGCTACTCGTAATACCTTCTATGTCATTGATTGTATCCTTCACATCATTCGTGCCATCTGAATCAGCTCCAGAACTAGGAAGGTCTATATCTCTGTAAAATCCTGATAATTGTAATTTTTTAATTTCGTTTTTATCCATACGAATGCAGTGAGTAACTCTTGTCGCAGTCGCTAGGTCTGTTGCACTGTAAGGAACGATTAAGTCCTCGGAATGCACAAACTTACTAACGGCTCTTTGCATTGTTGGATCAAAGTAAACTTTTTTAAATGCTGAACCTACGATTGGAAGATAAAATAACATTTGATCTAATTCAGGATCATATTCTTCCATC